CATAATGAGACAAACGGGATAGGAATAACTGGTACTCCGTCAATTGAAATGCAAGAAGGTGCGACAACCAAAGCTGCCGCACCCATTGCTTTATATATAGTACTAAGACTTAAGCCTTTCAAGGTAATCCTCGTCAGAACCAGAATCAGCAGTTTGCGTTTGTGGCGCAGTTCGCGAAACGGGTTCATCATAGGTGAGAGTAGGAAGAATCGTCATAGCAACTTGCTTAACCTCCTCATATTCTTCTACCTTGACCAGACCGTGGATATCATGCAAAGAATCCATCCAAGTAGCGACCTCAGCATCAGTACCAGCGGCCTCAGGCTTGGGGCGAGGGGACGACTGATCATACTTAGGCCATTGGCCTTCCATTGTCTTGATAATCTTAAAATCATGGCCTTCCATCATATCGGTGATATCACCATAATCCTCATCGAGGATGGCATTCACGATCTTTTGGAACAACATGATACCGACAGACAGAATCTTAACTTCGCCAGTGTCACGATCAACCACATTCATGTAAAAACGCGAACGGGGCTTAATTTGACGAGCGGTGTCTTCGTCTGCCTTGTCACTAGTCTTCCACAGACCAAAATACGAGTCACACAAAGGGCATGCCATACTGTGAACCTTTAGGCAGTGAAAATTACGAATCTGACCATCACCACCAGTTATGCGGTGAATTTTGGTTTCAGCGTAGAATTCTGTTTCTTCATCCTTGCCAGGAAGAATCCTAACCAAATTACTTCCCTCTTTAATTTGTAGGAAGTTGTTCAGAAAGGAGCCCCCATCACCAGTACCTTGGCGGGTCATTTCTGCGTGTTTCTCACGCAACTTATCGAGATTAATTGTCATTTTTTGTTTCCGTTATAGTGTTATTTGTTAAGGCCGTAGCCTTTTGTTTATTATAGTTATCTTTACCGTTTTTTTACAAGTTTTTTAAATATTCCCGCCCGCGACTAAGAGTACAGATTGGTTTCTGCTCTGTCGCGAACGGAGAGTTGTACAATGGTGTCTTTGCGTTGTTCCAATGCCTGGGCAATGCTTTTAACTAGCCCAGTCTTAAAGGTAAGTTCGTTGACTTTTTCTTGCAAAGTATGAAACTCTGGGTGGGAACTAACAAAAGACTCAAGATACTTATCAGTAACCTTAAGACCCTTGCTGGTACGGGAATCAAACTCCTCTTTTCTAACCTTAGCAATAAACTGTTCTAACTCGTTTTTTGACCTGTCAAGCTCACGCTTGGCGACCTGTAGCAAACCATTATAATGGGCATACCTCGCGGCCTGTCTTTCAAGTTCGTACATCAGATTATCTCTATCTATCTCAACGATACTGTCAATGATGTCACAATAGATATCCCAATTTAAATCCATCCAAGTAATCAACAATGCATCAGATTTTTTTGTCATGTTATAACTCCGTACAAGTTAAGTAAAGTGTCATCATTCAGTATGGAAAGCCCCCCATTTGAATCCATCATTAAATAATCCCCTGATTCACCAACAATATAACATGAGTTGGAGGGGACCATACTATCAACATAATTAGATATACCAAAAGGAACGAACATTTTCACATACTTCAAACCCCTACTAGAGGTCAGCCAGTTAAACTCCATGTAATCAATGTAGTTGGAAAGCTCATGGGGGGGCTTAAGGACCAAATATTGTGGTTTATAACTCGGCATCTTCGTCCTCCCACTTATCCCCTTCCCTCATTTTAAGGATGGAATAATCTATATCCATAGGCACAATAAACCTTTGATGGCTATTGCGAGACTTCATTACATACGCCCGCATTCTGCCGCTGTCAAACTCTTCCTCTGTTTGATTCAAAGAAATTGCCATGTCGCAGGTTCTAATCTTGCCGTAAGCGTCGGCTAGTTCTGAGTCTGTAATCACTGTAACTTTCCTACCTTCTCTGTTAGTCTGCGTGGCGGTCCATATGAGTATATCATTCTCTACAGCCAAACCGCGAAGTTCTTCAGAGATTCTTTGTTGAGCCTGATACTCAGCCATGCCCTCTCTAGTAGGGCGCAACAATTCTAGGTAGTCCACGATAACAACATCGGGTTCAAACTCCTCGTAGTTGCGAAGCTGAACAAGTAAAGCTCTAATAGTATTTATGGTGGCTTGACCAGTAGGGAACTGTTTAATTACTAACTCACCGTCTGGGAAAGTCTCCTCAAATAGATTTAAACGGTCGTACACAGTTTGCTGCTCAACCTTCAACCGAGATTGGGGAACAAGAGACATAATAGAATCAAACCTTTGAGCGATTCTGTCCTCCCCCATTTCAAGGGACACATAAAGAACCTTTCTACCCTCAATTAAGGAGGCAACTGCTTGATTAACTAGGAATAAAGATTTACCCACCCCAGGGGGGGCCACGACCATAGCCAATTCCTTAGACCCCAGTCCACCATCCATAGCATCATTAAGGGAGGGTAGGAATGTTGAATAGAAGTTCTGATTTGAATCATCAAGTAGCCTTTTCCATCTGGCCTTGACATCTTCAAAATACATCTGCCCTAGATTAACCTCACGGCTAACGGTTAAAGCATTTCTAATGATGGCTTCAGTTTCTTCATACCTGTTATCCCCTAGGAGTACCATACATTCTGCGATAGCCTCCTTCATGGCGGATCTCTTGGCAAATTCTTCTACCAAATCAAGAAGGTATTCTGGATTCTCAACGCATGAGGTATCAAGGTTATTAATGTACAGAATTTCGTCCGTGTAGTCTGAAAGAGACTCGGACTTACCCAAATCCTCACGAACATCTTCAAGGATAAATTCGTCAGTAGGAAGTTTGTGGTACTTCTCGTAATGAGAACTGACCGCGTTAAAGATCTTAGCGTGGGCAGGATATTCGAAATAATCAGGCCTAACTAGATTGGCTATTTGTAGGTAGAAATCGGGGCTTGATTTCAGAAGGTAAAGTACGCCCCTCTGAATGTTATCGCTAAATTCATATTTCATGTTAAAGTGTTTGTCGTGAGTTCGTAGGTTTAGTAGGGTCCTTCTTCGCTTTATTATAGACATGTCTTGTAATTTTTTTCATGTTTTCTCGCTTTTTACTGGCTCGAATATCATTATTTCTAGTTATTAAACCTTTTTCTTCCATCTCTTGCGTGTTTGGAATCATAGGAGTATATGGAACCTCTTTTTGTCTAGCCTTTGTTCTTTCCACTAGAGCCTTTTGTTTTCCTAACGCTCTACCCTTATCTCCCCCCGCAATATACTTTTCATGCATATGCTGCCTCTCCCTACTTCCCGCTGGGTAGTTTATATGGGCTACTCCATAATTTCGTACACCCTTTTTTCTACACTTAGGACACATAGATCCTTTGCCTGACTCAGACAGCGGACGAATCTTTTCCCAGTAGATGTTACAAGGCTCACAACTAAACTCGTAATTAGGCACCGCAATCACCTCCAGCCATGGAACAGGCTTGGCCGTCTGCAATATACTCAGGTACTTCATGTACCATATGTGTAGCAAGGTTTTCCACAGTAAGAGGGATGGCTGTAAGGGGTTCATCCCCCTTAGACCCAGCTTTGTACACCGTTAACCCCTTAAGGTCGCCAACATAGTCCAAAGCCCTCATAGCTAAATCACCAGCCTCAAAGGTTTCTGGGAGATTAATTGTTTTGCTTATACAAGAATCAATAAAGCGTTGAGTAGTGGCTTGAACCCTTAAATGTTCAACAGGAGACACATCGTATGCTCCTACAAAATTATCTAACAATTTACCCTCTCTATGCCACTCCTTAAAGAGAGGATCAACAACTAGCTGCTCCTTCCAAACATTACTGTCCCTGTACCTTCTCATATACATTGCAGAAAAGATAGGCTCAATCCCTGAGGATACACCCATCAACATGGAAATAGTACCACAGGGGGGGATAGTGAGCATCACAGCATTTCGTATACCATGCTCTTTAATTAACATCCTAATCCTGGCGGGGAGCGTTCTGGCAAACTCTTCGGACAGGTACTTCTTGTAATCAAACGCGCCAAAAGGACCCTTGTCTCTGGAGGTGTAAATGGATTCCTTATATGCCTCATCACGAATGGTAGCAAATAGTCTCTCCAGAAACTCCAAGCACTTTTCACTACCATAACGAAGACCTAACTTAATAAGCATGTAGTGAAGGCCAGTAACTCCAAGTCCAATTCTGCGTGACCTATGAGCAACCTCCTTACAGTTTTTGGTTGGAAAATGGTTAACAGTTAGAACATTGTCTAGGAAACGAATCCCAGCTCTTACTGTTCGAGCCAGCCGCTTCCAATCTACTTCCCCATCAATTACCATGTTGGATAGGTTAACATTTCCCAGGCAGCAGTTACCATAGGAGGGAAGACTGATCTCCCCGCAGGGATTGGTGGACTCCAAATCCTCAAAATAAGAAACATTCGTATAACTATTTGCTAGATCAATGTTATAAATGCCTGGGTCACCAGACTCCACGGCATTTGTCCAAAGCTTGTCCCAAATTTCTCTAGCTTTTAAATCATATTTTCCCATAACCTCAAAGGAATCTTCGAAAGACTTTTTCCAATGCTGGTCAGCACGGGCTACGGCATCATCTTCATCTAGTGCTACAACATTGATTATTGATGTCTCCCCAGTTTTCGTTGTTCTAGTGACCTCATAAACAAAATACTTCTTGTTATTGAATGTAAAGTACCACTCCTCATCTAACTCACACGCTTCAATGAAGCGATTGGTGATAGCAACAGAGATATTAAAATTGTTAAGCTCCCCCTTGTCCAGTTTAACATGAAGAAACTCAAGAAGATCTGGATGAGTGATATCTAAGATACCCATTAAAGCGGTGCGACGGTTCTTGCCAGCACGAACATGGACACCAATCTCATTGATCATTCTCATAACTGAAATGGAACCAGGGGCAGAGTTTTTAATATTCTGAATGTCATCCCCCTTAGGGCGAATTTTGTGGAAATTAAAGCCTATTCCCCCTCCTGCACAAGAAATCTTGTACATGTCATCAATAGTTTGGCCTATCGAGTGAACAGAATCTTCAGGAATAATAACATAACAATTGAGAAGATTATGCTTGCCACCGTTACGCCCACACCCGTATATAATGCGGCCTCCAGGGATAAAATCGCCAGACGAAATCGCGTCATAAAACCTCTTTTCATATTTCGTCTTTTCATCATCTGCTTCAGCTGACGCAATTGTTCTAGCGATAACCTTGGCTCTTTCTGACCACTTTTTCTCACCGGGATACGCATACCTCTTCTCAAATATTTCTTGACCTAATTCGTTCAGCTTTGTTACCGTCATATTTTTGCTCCAGCTAGTTTGGATATTCCTTTATGCTTAATTATAGTGATCTTCCGCGAATTGTCGAGGAAGGCATTAAGATACTTATTATGAGTTATTAAGAAGATCTTTCTTTCTTTTTTAAGTTCTTGCAATAATATATAGAGCCCCTTAATTCCTTCTTCGTCAAGGTTCTCTGCAACTTCATCGAAAAATACAATATTTGATTGGTCGTTGCTTGTCAAGTCAAGCAAACTCTGCAATGCAAGCATAACGGCCAAATTTATTTTTCTTTTCTCTCCCCCAGACAGAGAAATGTAGTGAGTAATCTTACCACCGTTCGTAATTGATTCCTCTAATTTTTCATTAAAATGAACCAAAAACTGACCATTAGTAAGGTAAGATAAATAGGTGTTACACTTATCATTGAAATAGCTTAAAATATTTCTGATTATGTAACGAATCATACCTTGTTCAGAGAAGGCTTTTTCCCAAAAACGCATAACCTCATAGTTTTTAGCATTTTCAAGCTTCACAGCATCAATTTCAACAATCTTATCATTAACCTCATCTAGAAGTTCAGTAAATGTGCTAGCTTTAGAACACAACTCCTTATACTTTAGATATTCTGAATACTCTTCAGAGGAAATAGGGATATTTATCTTAGAAAGACGCTTTTCTAGGTTTACTGTTTTTTTAGAGATTTTGTCAATTTCTCCCTGCGCGGTGGCGACGGCGGCCCGAACTGGGTCCTTCGCTATAGGAGAATTTGCTCCGCAAGTAGGACAAGAACTAGGATCGGACTTAAGAATCCGTCTAAGATCACTGAGCCTTCCTCTCAGCCTCCTTCTCTCGTGGTGTAGTGATCTGTTTTTGTCCATGAGGTCACGGAGGAGAGCCTCCTTCTCTAGGATCTCATCTAAATTTATTTCCTCATCGGTGTAGATATATTTTGACTTATCTGATTCTATGTCTGCTAGCCTACGCATTAGATCTTCGCGAGTAGCCAAGTGTTCATCAAGCAGAGCGTTCGATGTTTTAATCTCCTGAGTACACCTACTTTTGTGCCCACGAATCCTATCTCTTTTTTGAAAAATATCATCTAGATTAAGAAAATTTCTAACGATGGTTCGTTTATCATCAGGAGAAGCGCCAAGGAAATCAATGTGGTTATGCTGCCCGAAGATAGCACTTGCCATGAAAACTTTATAATTAGTACCCAGTAATTCTTCAAGGCATTCCTGTGTCTGAGCCATGGATTGCTGGGTAATAGATGAGTCATCAACGAGAACCTCTAATCGTGAGGGTTTTCTTCCGCGTGTTACAATAACATTTTCATTAATGCGGATCTTCACCCAACAGTCTCTCTTCTCCCTGTTGTTAATCAACGCCTCCTCGTTGGATTTACGAATTGTTTTTCCGAACAAGGCCCACACTACTGCCTCAAATAGTGCACTCTTGCCAGCCCCGTTGGAGCCTTGGCTGTCATTATTAATACCTTCTACAACAGTTATGCCATTGTAATCATCGAAACTTAATTCAAGATGCTTTATAGAATAAAAATTGTTTATCTCTATACTATGAATCTTCATCTAGTAACCTATATCCTTCCAGTAGATCTTCTTTGGCAATCGCTGTACCACTATGATCAATATACTCATCAACAATAGCTTCGTTCAAGGAGAATAACTTCCTTGAAGGGCGAAAGGTGCTTCCTCCATCGCTGAAAACAGGATTATATTTAATATCAATCTGGGCAGCATCACATTTTCCAGCAATATCACTGGCTAGGGTTACACTATTATCTTCTGTAAGTTTTTCTACAAAGACTCGTAAATGAGTGAAATAATTTGGGTCATCGACACGCTTTAACACATCTGGAAGCTCGGAAAGATTGCAAACTATATGTCTAGGGCCATGTTTAACCTCGTGAAACGAGGGGTTATCGTCATCATCAAGCAGCATATAGTAGCTATCTTTTTCTGCTTCACCAAAATTTGTGGAATATTGAGTGCCTAATATGGTAACATCTCCAGTCTGCTTGAACCTATGAATATGTCCAAGATAAGTAGTGTTAGGGAACTCCTCAACATCAAGGCCAAAAGGTATTTCATCTAGTCTAACAGTGCCAACGCATCCTATGTATCCAAAGTGCCCAAACACAATGTTATTTTTTGGAGCTGCCTTTAGGTCTTCCCTTATCCTATTCTCATCCTCATAATGAGGGATGAATGTCCACTCATCTTTGGTAGTGGTATGAGTTATAACATGACGGCCCCTATCAGGATCGTGAAACACACTTAGAGCAGTAACCCCATTGTCAGATTTATTTTCTGAATCATGATTGCCTCTCATCACATAAATTTCATCACAATCAGAAGAGTCTAGGAACCTCTTGAACCCCAGAAGAACACTTGGGTTTGGCTTGCGACTCATAAATATGTCTCCCATGATAATCATCTTGGAGGGATTAGCCTCCTCAAATATCTTCTGAAGACACTCAACTTGAGCATCAAGATACCCAGGCCTAGGAGTGTGTAGATGAATGTCAGTAACTACTAAAGTTTTAACCATAGATTTGCAGAGCAACTCACTCCCCATACCATTGCTTATCAACTTCTTTCCAGGCTTCCTGTGAATCTTCCCAATCCTTCTTAGCCCTGTGGTGACCAACTGCTCCACCTATGAGCATGCCACCAAATAAGCAGCCCAAAATTCGGATAGGAAGTAGTATAATATCAATTAGCAGAGTTAACATAATTTCTAATGTCCTCAATATTTTTAATGTTTCCATCACTACCATGTGTAGCTTCTAATCCATCACCAAATGATTTACCAACAACAGTTTCTATCTGGAATGGAACCTCAAATTCCATACCAAATTTCTCCCTGATAACTGGGTAGTTAATCATGTTATTATAAATAATCATACTGCTTTTGTCTAGTTCATCAAGGGGACTAATGATTTCAATGGAGTCGTGAACAGTAGAGACAATCCTAGACTCCAGGCCCGCCTTTTCAAAGTCTCTATTGATACCCAGCAAAGAAAACAGAAGTATATCAGACGCAGTACTTTGAATAACAAAATTGAAACCTTGCCTTAAAGCTCGATGCTTAACAGTGCTATCCCTAGAAGTAATGTCCTCAAGGTTTCTCCTTCTGCCAAAAATAGTGTAGGCATGACCGTTCTTCTGAACAAATCCATGGACATAATCCATAAACCTAAATATCTTAGGGTAAACCTGCTTGTAAGAACTCACAACCCTCTCAGCCTTTCTAAGTGAAACACCTGTGGTTTCAGCAAGATTGAACGGGCCACCGCCGTATACAATAAGAAACGATACCATCTTTGCCAACTGTCGCTCGGTCTTCGTGACACTACTAACATCTTTTCCGAACAGCAAGCTGCCAGTGTACGAATGAAGATCGTCGCCACTCTTGAATGCCTCTATCATCTTAGTTTCTCTGGCTAGGTTAGCCAGTACCCTTAACTCCATAGTACTGTAGTCCACAGTAATGAAGGCGTGATCGTCTGGTGCCACAAACATAGAGCGTATATTACTCTCGGTTCCCCTAGGAAGGGTGTGAAAGGACACTCCCATTGGCTGGTCAGCGGCATACATAGCACAGGACAATCTACCAGTAGCGGTGCCATCAAATCTGTAATCTACAAATACCTTATCAACACCGTTGTAGTCTAACGCGGCCCTGGTCCCATTTATATAAGTCTTCTCAAGCTTAGACAATTTACGAAGGCTTAAAATCTTGTCAAGAAAATCCTTGGACTCCACCAAGTCTTCGGTAGATTTCTGAGACAGGACAGACTCACTAATGTTCTTACTCTCTGTGCGGAACTTCCACTTAGACATCTTTTCTTTTACTCAATTCTTTTCCTATTTGTTCCAACAAAATCTTAAGTGTAGGTGCAGACACAGAAGGCTTGCCTCCCTTAGTTAGGTCTGGCGGATACAATTCATACCCTCCTTCTCTGGTATACAATACAGACATCAAATCATTATTTGAATATATGTTATCTTCTTTTGTGAGCCTAGAGGTTTCATAAATATCGTCCTCTAAATCAATACAATTATACTTTAATTCTCTCCCTACCACACTAAGTTGGTCCCTGGAAACTTCAAGACCAGCCCTCTCCATACCAGCAAATACCTCAGTGACAGGCGAGATTAATTTATCGTAAAGATCGTGAGCCTTAAGGTCAACCAACAGCCCCTCCAATAGGTTAAACAACTTTAGAGTGAAGTAAGTATCAGTAGCGTTACCTTCGGCACAATCACCTAGAGAAATATCACTCCACTTAAATGTCTTGGGATTGTCTACTGTTAACATTACAAATTCTCAAGTTCTGTGGGAAAATAAATCTTAACTAAATCCATTAGGCTCTTAGGAAAATTTTCATTCACTAGGTGGCTCATGATCTTAGTGTCCCAAACATTCACACACCCAACACCATAGTTAAGAAGAAACTTTTGATCAAATTTACTGTTGTGAAACACCTTCTTATTGTTAGGATTGCCAAGAACTAAGCTCAACCATTTCAAAACAGCAAATCTTTCTCCACCCTGTAGCGTGGAATCCTTGTGATCTATGGGAATAACTATATTGTCCGAACCACAACTCAAAGCTATGGTCATAATTTTATCCGTAATAAAATTTAAACCAGTAGTTTCTATATCACACGCCACAGTATCTTCGGTGGTACACAGATAGTTATACGCCCCTAGTTCCTCAAAGGATAGAAGTAACTTATACTCAAACTCTGGTCTGGCGCTGTCCTTCTTTATGTATAAATTATATGCATTACGGATATCCATTTCAAATAAAGCTTTGTGCCGTGGCTCCTTAAGGACTGAGAAGGGATGAAACACCGGGACTACAACACAAGTATGGTCCTGTTCCGAAGTATACTCAAAGGACTTACCTCTCTTGGAGGTTATACCAGACTTTTTAACCAGCATTTTCATGGCTAAGTTACCACAAGCCAAAACCAACTCAGGCTGAACCCTGTCAATTGTCGCCGTCAGGTAGGCCCTGCATAAATTCATATTATTAGGGGACATATCAGCCTCCCTAACATCAGGACACTTAACTGACGCTGCAAAGGTGTACTCGTCCTCATCCATAAAGGATGTAGCAGGGGCAAGCACCTTGTTTATTTCTAAATCAGAGAATGCTGAAAACTTACCGTACTTGTAACGGACAGAATCTGATAGAAATAGGACTCTGGCGGTGTCTAACTCATCATGATCCATGATTGCGTAAGAAGGTTTGTTCTGGTCTAAAATGGAGCACCCCTCACAACCTGACAAAGAATTGCAGGAATCACCCATATAAAGCCTTTCTAGTTGGTCCATGTGATCTATTATAAAACGATGGAAAAGAAATTCTACATAGATAATAAAAGATTCGAAGAGGTGATCAAACTATACCAGAAAGATCCAAAAAAGAATGAGGATGAGCTGGTACGGATGTTTGATTTACTCATAGAGAATATTATCTTTTCCTTTAATTTCAAGTTGGATAGGGATGACGCTAAACAGGAGTGTTTCTTACTGGTGCTTAAGGTTCTTAAAAACTTTGACCCTAACCACGGAAGTGCATTCAATTACTTTACCACAGTTATAGTTAATAATCTAAAACTTATGTTCACAAAAGCTAAAAGATATAATCAAAAGATAAACGCTTACACAGAGAGGGAAAAAGAGAAATCTAAACTAGACAGATAAGTTCTTGTAAATCTGGGGGAGATAGTCTACGGAATGAACGCGATCTTTCCGTAGCTTAACAAGATGGGGAAGCTTTGTGGATCTAAAGATAACAAAAGCGTGAGGCATTCTAAAACTATCTACAATAAATACTTGATGACCCTCGGTGCTGCTCCCATATTTTTCCTTAAGATCCTTAACTAGTCTTCCACACCATTTATCCCACAAGGATACAAATAATATAGAAGCAGAGCTCTTAGTCTTCTTCTGGTTGCGAAGAACCTTATTCAGGTCGTTTTCTTTTTCTAAAAAGGTAAGTTGTATGTCTGACATTATTCTTCAGAATCGTCAACAACCATAACTGAGCCTTCAGATTCAATGTCCCTAAACGAGGCAACATCACCAGAAGTGTCAAAAGAAATACCCGAAGCCGCTAATTCATCTTTGTGCTCTTCAGCATACTGCTTAACTGCTTCAGTAAGCTCTTGGTTTATAGCATCAATGCCATATAAAAATATGCTCTTGAGAAATTGATCGTCAGCGATATCATTCGGCTTTACTGTTTCAGCAAAGGCTTTGAAAGCTTCACTTTCATGTTTGTTTAGTTTAACAATGAGTTTCATTCTGTTTCGTTTCCTTTCTTGTAGTGACAGGCTCCAACTGTCGAAATTAAAATTAATATTGTCGGTCATGGCTACGGCCTATTATAGGGGGATCAAGGATTTATTATGGAAGATAATTACGATTTAAAAAAATTAGTAAACAAAAAGAAAAAGAAGAGAGTAAACAGCAGAAGGAAAGGTAATACTTTTGCTACTAAAATATGTAAGATGTTCAATGAACGCTTTAATACTAAAGAGTTCTGTAAAACACCAGGGTCTGGAGCATTTGCTACTATACATAGTCTACCTAAACACTTACAAATATATGGTGATATAATAACTATAGAAAAATTTAAATATACAATAGAATGTAAGAAAGGTTATAATAAGGAATCTATAAATAGTATATTTAATTATAGTTCAGAGTTTTGGAAATTCATCACACAAATTGAGAGAGATGCTGAAGAATCTGGTAGACAGCCCCTACTTATCTTTCAGCAAGATAGACAGCCTATACTAGCAGTTTGTAGGGAAGATAGCTTTCCCCATGTAGAACCCTATGTTAAGTTCGAAAAATATAAAATGTTTTTATTCGCTAATCTTTTAGAGACTGACGATTTTTACTGGCTGGGCGACTGATAGCATCAAGGATCCCCTCCAGAATTCTTTGTTGGTTACCCATCAATTGTAGTAGTAAGTCTCTAGATGCAGCCAGTTGTTGTACACCTGTCTCAGCAATAGGATCTCTGTCATGAGCTTTTGATTGTGTTTCCGATATTCGTGCTACTGACCTTACTTTATAATGTTTACCCTCAGCTGAGCTTTCGTCTCCTCTAGACTCTTCTTCATCGTCAATTTTAACAGTACGGCTGGCATCAGCTTTGTTAATATACCTATAGCCAGTAGTGGTAGCTTCTATACTCCATGTACCATCGTGAACACCTCTACCAGCTTCTGCTATAACCTCATTCTGATCTAAATTAAACTGTTTCCCACTTTCTAAGTGCGCTATAGTAAGCATGGTAGGAGAACCAGTACCTCCTATAGCCAACGCTCTAGAGTTAGCATAATCAATAGCATCAGGATCCCCTGATACAATCCTTTGATTCATTTTGGCAGAAGCCAACCTCCTTTTTATTGTAGTTCTAAGCTGTCTAACTGCTCTTCTATCTCCTAAATCAGCAGATTTAATTTGTTGGAGAAGGGGTTCCACAAGCTGTTCATCATAATTTGAGTCCTGAGTTAATGAAGTTTGAATCATACTCGTAAGAGCTTCGGCACTTCTCCTACCATTGGGAGGGTCAGGTAGCAGGGAATCTATTCTTTCGTTTTGATCCAGGTCTTCCTGAGCAAATCTTCTTATAGCATTTGGATTTCTAATACCTAAGGTAGACATTATTCTGCCTAGGAATTCTGGGTGTACATCATCCCCACCATTACCCAACAACAGGTTGCTTACATTGTCTGGCCTGCTCTCACCAGACTTAGTTTGTCCGTCTTGAATGTAAGCTTTCTGCGATACTTCGTAGAATGCAACCGTATCTTCTGGTAACAACCCATGAAGATCCATATATCTTTGTGACATTTCAGGGTTCTGTGCCATGAGGTCTGCGATGGAACCAACCTTCAGTTCGCTAACAAGAGTGTCAGTGTCCTCATAGCCCTGTCTTCGAAGAGCTTCCAACGCCTTCACCTCTGCGTCTGGACCAACAAAAGCTTCTACCGTATCTGTGGCAAAACCCAAACCAACTCTCTTACCAACTGGTAATACTATTTCAGGCTTTCTAACTAGCACTGCTTCTCTATGTGTGTGGGCCAGCCTCCTTAGTACGCCCTGGTGTCCACCCATAGCGACAATAGCCTCTGCCAGTTGTATTTCTTCCAAGCTATCAATAGGAACACCTATTTCCCCGTTGTCCATTAGAGTACTGTAAGAGAAAGCAGCATCCAAAAGAAGTTCATCTTCTTGTATCGTCCCCAATATCTCTTTTATGTGAGACTCAGATCTCCCAGCCAGCTCAACATCACCCATCGCCATAGCTGAATTGTGAACCGCCAGCATAGAAAAAAGAACTGGCCCCAATTCCATAGTTTTTCCACGGAAATCATTTAGTTTTTGAGGGTTATCAGGTGAAGAAGATCTTATAGTTTCGAACCTAAAGGCATCATCGTCCGCTCCCCACTCTTCTTCGGTTGCTGTTTCTCCTGCTTGTCTCATTGCATCGGCAGCGAGAAAAGTCAAATACGAGGAAGAGGGTAGAACCATACCAACCGTAGGATCATTAGGATCTCTCAATACCATCCTGCAACCAACACCATCAGGACATCCTGTACCAGTAAATGCGAAGCGTCTTTTAAGGTCTTCTAATTTTTCTCGGTTTGGTACTCCATCAGTTGCCATATCGGATATGACCTTGGCGCTTTCTGCTGCTGCTGTTTGGTCCTCCATAGATACAGCCCGTTCCTCAAGTTTGGTATACGCAACCCCGTCTGCCGTAACTCCATTTACTATTTTAAAACCCCGTCCTTGTGCAATAGTACTGTGCAACGACCCAGGCGCACCGAATTCACTCATGCTCCCTGGTACAGGTAGTACTGGTTGGTGCCCTCCCGTTACCCACCCAGGAACTTTACACGGGAGAGGCCTTTCACCTTCAGCAGCCCCTGCCGCTTGTTCAGCGTCATACTTTCTTATTGCTTCTTCTGCATCTGCAATACATTTAGACATTGCAGTTGATCCCTTCTCTTTATCCTTCTCCAGTCTAGTATTAATTGTGGCTAAATTTTTCCAAGCTTCAGGATTTGTTGCTTGTAGTGCAGGTATTGGTGGTCCCATTTCTTCTGGAGGCGGCATTTCTGGAACTCCTTCTGCTGCTTCCCCCTCTACAGCTTCTCCCTCTACCGCTTCCCCCTCTGCTGGAGCAGCGGCCTCTTCACCTCCCATCATACTAACAAATTTTTCCCAATAGTGTTCTCCAGTTAGAGGGTTACCCTTCGCGTCTCCTATTCGTTTGGGTGATCCTGCCCCACCAAAACCCTCACCTTCAATAACAATCATTCTCTCTGCTGTTTTGGCTTGCCAAATTAAATAGGTATTGTTATTCGTAGGGGATGTTACTGTTATCCCCTGATCTTTTTCAAGACCTACAGCTTGGCTAACATAACTTGCGGCTGTGGCCTCTGCCCCTCCTGCTTGTTGAGCCGCCGCTCCCTGTTCTTGAAGAACCCTTAAATCAACTTTGAATTGGCGTTTTTTTAAAAGCTGATAACTCTCAAGTAACTCTTCGAAGTATTTCATATATTATCATAGATTATATTATAAAGGCCCAACCCAGTAACCTAGGTTGAGCCTTACTGTTTTTGTTAATAAATCTAGCCGCCAAGCGTACTAGCGATTCCAGTTTGGCTAAAGGAATCCATGAAGTCGTACTTGAAGGTAACTTCTATAGTATGAAACTCACCCGTTGCGTAATTAAACTCACCAGTCTTCCAAGACTTAGGATAAACACCATAAAATTCAGTAGCTTTTATATGATCTAAGTTACCTTTCAATAGTATAACAGACATTCTCTTTGCTTTAAATTGATTACCCCCGCCTAGGTCAGCACCCTCTGCTGTACCTGTTTCAGTCATCATATCACCAGTTACAGGGTTGTAACCACGCTTAAACCATTGCCACATGGACTGGTAAGCATCGCCTTCCTTGGCCAATAGGTTATCAAAAGTAATCGTAAGTTCTTCAGGAGCAGGCTTCCCAGGATAGAAAAGCTTATCATTTGCTCTATGAACTTCAATATCTGCGACAGCGTAGCCGTAAGTGCCTACCTGTTTTGCAGCAAGAGTTAATCCGTTTTGTGTGACCCCATCAATTGTTACTGGTAACTCGATATGGACTTCAAATTGATGAGTCCTTACCGAATCCAATGCATAAGATAGCTTTGGAAGAGCCTCTTTTGGATTGTGAGGGTTATTAGCTGGATTTCCAAAAAATTCAGTACCGAATGCCATTTATTATTCTCCTATAGGGATCCAAGCTTAGCAGCTTGGTTTGTCAAGTTAATCTCAAAGACCATCATCTCAGCAGTCTTCGTAGGCTTGATTAATACTTTGCACCACAGTTCGTTTCTATCAATTCGTGTGGCAGTATTAGTTGTCGCGTCACATACAACGCGGAAATCTGTAATTCCTCTCCTGTCTTTAATATCAGAGATAAAGGGGATAAGGACTTCTTCTACTCTCGCCCAAGTGAATTCGTCATTGGGTTCAAATACAAATCTTTGCGTTGCAGCAAAAATTACCTTCTTTAAATAAATCATCAAGCGACGAACATTTATACGGTCAAGAGCCGTTGGTGATCTTTGCGAAGTACGCTGTCCAAAGATTGTAATTCCCTGTTGAGGAAATTTAACTATTGGGTTAACTACATTACCACCGCTGTACATGGAATCTCGTTCTCCCTTTGTGAGAAGAACTTCAACTTCGGTAGGCTTGTTTAGCCTACCCCGCTGGAATCCAGCAGGAGCGAACCAAGTTTCTGCTACACTATCAGTTTTCAGCATAGCCTTAGTGCCAAAGATTGCTGGGTCCATGAGGCGATCCTGCCCAGAAAAGACATCGAAGACCTTGACCCAGGGCCAGTAGATAGCAGCATAAGAACTATTGATAGCGGCTGAGCGAGTTAAGCTTTGTCCGTTTGACCAATCAATTGCATTCTGTGCTGTTCCAATAGCCGCTGGAGGTGATACCACGGCCATAAAGTCCGTAGTCTCCTCAGCTTTAGAAATCAAAGCATTTTGAATCGACTGCTGATGAATGCCAGGAGTCAGTGCTATTCCAATATTCAGACTTTGATCATCAAGAGCCTGAATACCAGTCTTAGTTCCGTCTGCCAAGACAGTCCCAACTATTGTAGTTGTAATATCATCATCACTCGTTGGGATACCGCTGTTACCGCCGTCCATGTCTACTGTTTGTTGCATCAGCTTAAGGAATCGTGGGTTCATCTGCTCGGTGATTGTCTGATCTGCTGTTACACCACCTCGCTGTCCCCCAGCGTCCTGCAGAGTGTACCCTAGAATACCATTAGCCTTGTCCACAAAATTACTTGCAGCATTTGTAGCTAGATCAACATTGCCCGATGTCGCACCACTAGCAACATAAGCTCTAATGATGTCAGATTTTGTTGAAAGATTGCCTCCTACTCCGTAAGTGTTAAGAATTCCTTCCCAAAAGTTTGCTCCAGATAGACATGTTTGCTTGTAGGATTCCGCAGCTACTCCTGCATCATTTACTTGCAATTGCGTGTTGGCTCCACCTAAAGCATTTACTTCAAGCTTAATACCAGAAGCAGCACCATCAGATTTTACCCCACCGTTGTAGCCAGCTCCAGGGTAGAGGCTCTTGGCATGGTAAGCAGCAGTATTAACATCAATGTTGAATCCAGAAGCGATTACCTCACTAAAAGCATAAGGGTCTTGGCTGCCTCCGTCAGGAACTGTTCCACCACTAGCAGTTAATGGTACTAGACAATCCATTTTGGTAGTGTAAGCGGAATCTTCGAAAGCTTGAACATGTATAGTTGCACCAGTTCCCGCGTGAAGGCCAACAAGAAAACCGCTAGCCGCTGTAGTTGAATCGTAGAATGCTCCCACTTTATCACTGTCAAGGTTGCCCCCTAACACCTTTGCAAATGCTCCACCCTGTGTTGAAGAGGCGTTTGCTGAGTCCAAAGTTCCTGCTGGAACAGCGTAAGATTTTAATGCTGTAAACGAGGAAACGCCATTATTGTCAGTACCGTTTACTTTAAGATAAACAGCAGATGCCACCCCCAGCCCCTTGCCACTAACGGCTATCGCTGGACACCCACCAAATTGCAAGTTAGCACTAGCATCAGCGGCTGTCCCTGAGTCTATAGCCCTTACAAAGTATAGGGTCGTGGTGTCCTCTAGGATCTCCATAACGCCCTCCAAACCTTGACCAGTAATATGCTCAGCGGGTTGGCCGAACTCCTGTATAAGCCTTTCCTGGGAGGTTATAAGCTTAGCTGCGCCACTAGATCCGCGATCAGCGAAACCGACAACTCCTACTACTGAAGAGTTTACCGTTGGGGCGTATTCTGAGATATCTTTTTCTAAGATATAAACACCTGGACTTACAATATTTACCATTCTTTATCTCCTAAGCATCCTTCACGGATATAAGGCTCCTTACTTGTAGCGCTTCAGTGTGGCTTGAAAGAAAAGAGCTGGGAACAATCATATGTTCCTGGGGGCTAAGCCAAAAGCCTTTAGCCCCTTTTGGAGTTTGAAAGAACACCATCTGTCCTTGTAAACTTTGATTAATAATTTCTTTCATATAAAAACTCCTACATTATGTACACTACCTACCAACCATAAATGAAAAATTTATTCATCAAGTTCATATTCCAGATTGAATTCCTCAATCTTGCCTGTATTGGTGTATAGGAACCTAGTGGCTGGGAGATAAGTTTCTATGGAAACCACAAAAGCTTTCCTTAAAATCCTATCTTCTCTATCACCAGCAACCACCTCCCCGTCATCCCTCTCTTCCGTTATAAAAGCTTCCGTTATTTTATTATTTTTTGTGGGAACAATTAATCCAGGGTTAAATTTTGATCTAATTTGTTCAACAATTTGATCCATATCTTCTTTGTACTTCGCCCACACATTAACCTCATAACCAATATCCACAGCCCGTGGTGGTATACTAATAACTCTTTGCGCCCTTTGTTTAACATCATCCCAAACTACTTCATGCACCAAAGTTTCAGAATACCTCTGTCTTTTTTCAGCAGTGGTTGTCATGTTTTGATTTATTGAGATAATAGGGAGAATAATATTGTTATCTTGATTTAACTTGGCCACCGTTCGTTCTGGATTTGCGTGAACACATTTAATATCAATCAAAGCATTTTCAGAATTTAGATATTGTAAACTTCCAAATAAGAAAATCATCTCTCTTAGAGTTTGCTTGTATATTGTTGTCCCGACTTGCAACGCACTTTGTTTTTGAATTTTATTAATTTGTCTTAACAGTAGTCGAACATTTTGTGTTCTACTTGCTAAAGTATTTTGAGATTCAATGAATTGTAAATTTGCAACAGGAGTTTCATAAGATTTTACATTAGGCCTGCCCGTAATGAACGACACTTCTAAATATCTATTTCTAGTATTAGCCCCAACACAATCAGCAGGAGTAAAATTCTCAATAACAAATACTTGGTATCCAGGCACCTTAAAGTACAGATCGTGTGTCTCACATTTAAGGGCTGGTAGGAGGTAGTACCCGTTGTTGTCGGTATCTACCTGAGTAGTTCCCCACTTAACCTGTACACCCCCTATTGCAGCGCCAGCACTAGTCCTAGCGTAGCCGCTGACATCAGAACGATCAACAAGAACATCTATAAGAAAACTCATTATGTAGCACTCACTGTAAATACACTATCAGTAGGAAAGGTGTAAGTAAAGACAGACGAAGGATCAAAGGGAGAAGTAATATCTCCAGCTATAGGTAGTATATTTCTTCCGCTTGTATCATATGCCTCTGTGGTCGTATTCCATGCTTTAAATACATTATTACCACTTGTATCTAAAGCACTTACTGAGAAAACGGTATCCCCCTGATTGATAAACTTGACCGTCTGCCCAGCAGAAACATACAGTCTATCTCCAGCAACAAAATCTGTACCACCAGTGTTACTACTAGCCTCTACGAATCCTGAAGCATTAAAAATATTGTATTGATCTTTTGGATATTTTGTTCCTTTATATTTAAGACCAAAGTACTCATTATCTCGCGGTCCTGACTGAGAACTCCACATGCCATTACCATTATTTATATGTTGCCAATAATATAGCAGTTGTTTTGTTTTAGGATACCGTTCAATGGATTCCCATAAATTCATTCCTGCTACATCACTGGCATCACAAAAAGTACTCAGTTGCTCAAGCATCTCACGAGCAGTGTTATGAGAACCCGCTTGACCCCCACCTCCAAACTGGTTTTTTTCAGGAGCAAATGTTCCCGAACTTATCATACCACATTCCCAAATGGTCAGGGGTCTATTCCCATCGCTGTGTTGGTGCCATGTGGGTTCTCCAGATAAATTTAAAATATCTTGTAGATGTTCAGCAAAAGTTATATATGTGCCCCCGTCATCACAATAATAATTTCCATCAACCGATGAAGTGGGATACCATCCCAAACAGATAACATCCCCATAGGCTTTTGATAACCAGTCGGCTCGTTCGTATCTAGGGGTTTCCACGCTGACTCCAAGTACCTTGTCCTTCTCATCTAAACCCCAGTAATCTTGGTAAAATCTTGGTTTTAAATGCTTAACTGCTACTACTGCCCCAGGATCTCCCAATTTAATTGAACTAACCATAGATGACACAGAACATTGATAAACATCCCCATCTCCGTATCCCCCTAAAGTAGCTGTTATAAATCTATAGAAGTCTGCTCGTTGGTGGTATCTTGAAGTAAATCCTGGCCAATTTCCGTTCGCTGTATGGGGGATATTCCATAC